CACAGCAACAGTGATTGGGGGCACTGCCCCAGTAGATGACATAAGAGGAACAATCTGTGTGAGAGTAACCGTACACAAATTCCTCAAAGTTTCCAGGTCTGAGACCCCAACCATGGGATCATGATAAAGGAATGGAACGGTCATTTTGTACTTACTAGCACTATTTCCAATTGTCATGAGAATTCCAGGTTTCTGGGACCATTCGGCCAAGTCGGCCATGTCTGGTGCGTTTTCAATCACACACCGAGAGTCCGGCGGGAGATGAATTGTCATCATCAAAGCGCCGGCGATAGTCCTAGGAGCAATTAGCTCAACAGTCAACTCTATCTCAGCAGAAAAATATGCAATATGACTGAGTTTGCTGCGAATGATTGGCATCTTCAATAGGTCGTAGAAGGGATAGCAATACCAAGTTGTTTGGTTGCCATTTAGTCCCTCACCATTCCACGGAAAGGACCCGAGAGCCCACCTTCGTTCCAGAAACTGAGAATGCTCAGTCCTGGGAATCAGTACTGGCTCTAGTGCCTCGGTTATGGGCACTGAGAGTCCTCCCGTATCACCCACTGGATTCGCATCAGTCGTAAGACCGGAAGTCTCGTCTGCTTCAGCAATCATCCTGCCCTCTCTATTGAAAATATGTTGTTTTGACTCATATTCCTCTATGAGGCGCATTCCTGCATCTGTTACTGGAAGGAGTTGATTTTGAGCACTCCAATTAGGGTCTTGCTTGACGATTGACACCCAGTCCTCATATGATCGCGTGAGGACCTCAGGGGCGGCTATTCCTGTTCTTTCAACATACTCAATCACTTGAGCACGCCTAACATCGAAGGATTTCCGCCCGCCATAAGCAGCCTCGCGCAATACATCACGCAGGCAATCACCAAAGTATTCACTGCGTTCCCAATTCTTTCCTTTTAAAAACAGAAAAAATGGACGCAAGTAACTGGCAGGGCCAGCCACTAATACATTAAGAGACATCTCCGGGTTGTAATTGTAAAACCGGCGTAAAAACTCACAATGTTCGAATGGTTTGAAATCGAAATTGAAGCCTTTTGCTCCATCAGTGACTGTAAGACCCCACTCTGCTGCAGACGCAGCAAAGTGCGCTGGGGTCCATCCCAGTAGGCGGTAAAAGCGCGATGCTCCTCCAAGCAAATCATCTCCTAACGTGGTGATTCTGACAAATTCACTTATATCTAGAACACCTCGTTTAAGGAGAGGGTAATTTTCACTGGATATTTCACCAATTAAAGAAAATTTCTCCATCTGGGATTGCAACCACAATGTTTGCTCCATATTCTCAGGAGCTTCAGATTGTAGAAATCGGAGGAAGTCGTATCGAATAAGGGTGACTGACCCAAGTCCGTTGAAATGTGCTGTACCAAGAAAACCTGAAGGTAAAAGGTTTACGAGGTTCATGAAAGTCCCGAATACATTGACCACTGGGCAAAGGAGGCATGCTAGGAGTTGTCGTGTCACTAACATATCTTCTTTGGAATACCCCATCTCCTCTAAAATACAGAGGATAATTTGCATCACGTAAGATCGGAATCGCGGTGATTGATTGCAGTCATAGGCTTTGAAATCAATATCAAAGCAAGAATCTTTGAACTCATCATGGGTAAAATTAACAATAATCTTCTCCATGAAAGGGCCAGTCGGATCTGCTCCGATACTGGTTTCAAACTCTACAGGATATTCTGATATCAATGTCAATGCGGGTGCCAAGTACATCAAGTTTATCATATGAGCCACAATAGAGTCCGCAAAGAAAATGCGGACCTCAGATAGTTTCTCTAACTTAACTGGCTCGTCTTTCAAACAGCATGTAGCGACTTGACCAATGTGTTGGCCATTACGGAGTCGCTCAATCCCTTTCATCACTTCTTCTCTCAAAAGAGAGGTCGGAATGCGGCCGCCAGGTGTGTCGATATTCTCGACATGATCTGACTTCTTACCATAGACTGGCCAGGATGCCGCTTTAGATAGCTTCAAAGTAGGGACTGGAACACCATCAAATCCATTCAACGCCTCCTCAATTGAGAGAGGGTGTGTAAAGTCAACAGTAGGATATCTTTCTTTTAATCGAACGACAAGTCCGGGAATGACAGTACAAAACATCTTGATGGATTCACACATCCGAAGGGGATCACCCTCGCTCTTGCATTCCAATGCATCTTTCAGCATTTTATGAGCTGAGCGCTTCCAGCGCATGACTGGAATTCCCTTCACCCGACGCAGAGAGAAAATTTCTTCTGCAATTTCGATGTCAGGATTGACACTCAACTGAGACTTAGGGGTGAATCCAGTTTGGATTTCCCCAAAGATAAGGGGAGTCTGTAAGGATTCGTCCAAAAAGTGAACTGGGTGCTTGAGATTAGGAGTGTGGGTTATCTTTGTTTCGACTCCCAAAATAGTATCAGGAATCGGAATCATATCAACCTCGGCGATAAAGCCTAGTGCGCGAAATTGCTCATCCATAGCCTCAATTTCCCCCCTCGTAAAAGGGGCTATCAAGGAATCGGAAGTATTCCGCTGCTTGTCAAAATTTCCAGCAACGTGAATTCCGAGAATGGCATGTGGTTTGGCATTCTGAATGTATACTGAACCGCACTCACCGAACGCACTCCGTGAAGTGTGCAGATAAGCATGATAAGCATCTTTACAGACTATAGTACTGACGTTTCCATCAGCAGAAAGTCTAGTATATTCGCCGTCGAGTGCCTTCACAATTTCTACGGGAGTCGTTTTATAACTCTCGGTATCACGATCAATCCAAACACGTGTCCCGTGTATTGTTCCTTGAGGAAGAGTTGTCGGGACAAACGGAAGGAAATTTTTACGCGATCCAAAAGGATGACTTCCCATAAACACAACAGCGATGTCCTTGCCAGGAATCTGCTTCAAATTGACCATATTAATTGTGATAGTACGATCAACCGCTTTGTCACCACACCCCAATTGGCACTTGTAAATGCATGATGGGTAAGGGTAATTTATGAACGGATGATGAGGCAGAATTAAACGCTGTGAGGAGAGCAAGAAGCCCTGAGAATGAACATTGGTCCCATCAGGGAATATCAATGATCCATTCAAAATGGAAGACTGGATAGCAGGAATTACCTGCTCCATAGTCGATGTTCTTGCGTTAACTTCCAAAACATTTGCGTAAATGCGTTCTGGACGTTTCCATGCGTGTTCACTTGACACTGGTTTTAGGGTGGAGACCTCGGAACATGTGTCTGACGAGGTGCTAACAGTATCTGAATCAGTTTTGTTACATAATGTGGATTCTGCAGCAAAATCTGGAGCGATGGTGACCACGAAGGATTTCCATATCGCAGCTGTGGTTAAAGCAGCAGCGACAACGGCAAGCATCATCTTCACATACGGAGCTCTTCGGTTGAGCATAATTTTGAACTCAGCCACTTCGCTCTCTGTCTTTTTAAGAAGCATCAAGTATGCATTTCGTAGCTGAAGCCACAAGAGGCATGCAAAGAACTGCAAAAGCGTGGCTACTCGGAAAACGTAATTAAATCGATATCCGAGGAGACCGTGGCAAAACACAATGACCCATGATACGGCTAGCAGAATCATTATCTGCTTGAAACCAAACCACTGTATGAGGTCATCAATTTTACGCACGAACCAATTCTGATTCCGTAGACGTTGACGAAGTAAGACCCCAGAATAAAGTATTGCCTTAGTAGCGGCATTCATCCTGAATTCTCCAATAGAGATGGTCAGTGGATTAAAAAGACCCGATAGGTCCTCAGTGACCATACAATCTTCCACACACATGGCAGCACCAGTGCAGACAGGGCACATCGCTGCGGGAAGCAAATTGTGCTCGCACAGGCCATCTTTTATGATATTGACAGAAGCTGCAAGTTTCTCTCCTTGAGAGGCGAAATGCTTTAACATTTTTGTTCGCATCAAGATAAGATACTCGGGAGCTCCTATAGTGCCTTTGTGCAACGGAACCTGAAAGGGGCTCCCGTTCTTGTC